GAAGCGCAGCATGTCCGGGTCGAGATCGACCCACTTGCCGAGTTGCCCGGCCGTCTTGCTAAGTAAGTTCTGCCCTGTGCCGACTGGCGTACCACCGATGACTTCATCGTTGACTTCGTTGATCAGCCCTGGCGGGATCCGTGCGATCTGTGATTGCGTCATGATCGATTACTCCTAACCCTCAACAATCTACTTGCTTAGGCGCCTAAGCAGGGCAGATCCGCAATAGCGAATGGCGGATCTGCCCGCGGCCCACTACCGCACTAGCCGCCGATCCCGTAGAACTGCTTCTGTGTGCGCGGCGACAGGCACTGCTCGTTGACCATCGCCTTGATCTGCCCGACCACGCGCGTGTTGTCCTGCGCCGGCACGAAGCCCGAGAACCCGAACCCGAACTCTTCGTTGTCGGTGACGCGGAACAGCCAGTCGAACGTGTTGAAGAAATTGAAGACTTCTCCAACCACGCAGGTGGTGCCCACTACGGGCAGTCCCGAGGCGGCTGTTGCGGTGGCTGGCACGACGAAGCTGCCAGTGAGGGTCGAACCGAGCCCCTGATTCTGTGCGTTGGTGCGGCCGTACCGGAGGGATGGGAAGTAGTCATCCTTCAGGATCATCGCGTTGTTGAAGCGGAAGCCCATGACGCCCCACACCGGATCACGCTCCTGCGCAAACCGCTGTTGGACGACGAGCTTTTCCTTCACGAAGGCGATGACGGCCTTGTTGCCGACGCCCAGGTTAGGCTCCTTTTTGCCGATGGAGGCGTCCTGGTAGCCCTCCTCCAGCAGCGAGTAGCTGATGACGCCGGGGTTGCCCGCCGCATCACCGCACCATTGCGGCGTGGAATTGAGCGCCGACATGATGGCGCCGTTGCGCGGCTGCAGGCCGTAGTTGACGTAGACGTTGCCGTCGTACGACGGGTTCAGACCGTCGTTGATCGCCTCGGGCCAGCCGTTGATCGCGAGCGAGCGATTGGAGCCCGCGAGGTTCTGGCCATGCTGGTTGCTGGCGATCGCCACGATCGTGTTGATCGTGTCGACGCCGTTCTGCATGTCGGCTTCAAGGATCGAGGCCACGGCCAGCTCGCCTTTGTTCTCGACCTGGATCTCTTCCTTGTACTCGGGGATCGACACGTAACAGTACCGCGTGTCGAACTGCAGCGCCGTGAGCGTCTGGCGCTTGGTGATATTGAAGCCCGCGCCCGGCGCATAGAAGCCGCCGATCATCGGGGCGTACCGAATCGGCGACTGCATGAAGGTGCCGCCCGTGAACGGCACAAGGCAGTGGTCGCGCCAGTACGCGAGGAGCGGAGTGGCGAGAAAGAACTCGTCTTCCACTGTGCGTGGATAGATCTCGTGGAGCGTAACCGCATTCAGTTCAGCAACTGCAGGATCCATGTCGTTCTCCCTTGTTGCGCGCGGTCACACACCAACGCCACGCGCGAAAGTTACGCGGACTTCTTTCCCGATTCGCCTCGATACTTCCCTGTGCGCAGCGCCGACACCGCCGCGTTGACGATGGTACCCGGCTGCGGACGCTTGAGCACCGATTCGCGCGTCTTCCCTGCCTCACTCGTCTGGAAGACCGGCGCGTGCCGCCCCTGTGGCTGCTGTCCCGGTACCGACGCTTCCGACAGGGCCGCTTCCCGTCCACGAGCCTCGGCTGCCGAAATCTCATCGTCGTGTGTCTTTTTCGCTGCGACGGTGCGCTTCTCCGGGATGCCGTGCAGCTCCTCCCAGATGGCGATCGGGTCCAGCGATCGGCTGTTGCCCTTGGTCTGAGCGCGCTTTTCCAGCTCGGTCACAATCGCCTGCTCGTCGAGATCCTGCCCGGTCAGCACCCGATGCTCACGGCCGATCTTCGAGAAGATCGCTGGTAGGCGCAGCGCCATGGCGGCCAGCGAGCCGAGCTGCGTGTGGAGATCCCCCGCCTTGACGTAGCCGGTCAGGTCCGGTGCGGCCGGGGCTTCCTCTTTCTTCACGACCACGTTGATACCCTCCAGCGCCTTCTCGGGATCCATGCCAGCATCGGTGGCGATCACGCGCACACGCTGCTGCAGTTTGGTGACGCTAAGCTGCGCGGCTTCCATATCCTCGCGCATCTTTTTCGTGACCTGTTCCCCATTGGCCTGGACGGTCGCCCATTCGGCGATCTCCGCTTCGAGCTTCTCTTCCGCTTTCTTCTGGGCATCCTGCGCCCCACCCAGCTCGTTCATTTTCTTCGAGTAGTCTGCCTGCCGCAGATGCCCCTCGTCGAGCTTTCTGGCGCGGTCTTCTGTGAGCAACGGATCGAGGATCTTGGCCTCGTCGTCGGTGAGGGCAAGATCGGCTTTCATCCACTGTGGAATGGGCATGTGATTCTGGCTCCTACGCCTTCTGGCAGGCCGCAGGCCCACCAGTTCCGGACGTGGTGTGCAATCCGCCCTTGCTCACGCGTGCGAGCTTCCGGGGGCGAATCACGGTTAGACGCCGCCTCCAGGGACCATCGCCCCGGACATCGTTTGCTGCGGTGTGATTTGCGCGGACTTGATGATCATTTGCTTGAGGAGCTGACCAATCTGTTGCGCTTCCTGTGCGATCATCGGATTGGTGGCCGCAACTTGCTGGACGAGATCGCCGATCTGGCGAATCTGCTGGACAGTCTGCTGAAGCTGCGCTTGCACGGCTTCAGCGCCGGCACCTGGGGGTTGGGCGCCAGCACCCATCATTTGCAACGCTGACGTAGGCGACGCGGCGCCTGCGACTCCCTCAGCCATGATCCCTTACCGTCGCCCGCTGCGACCTGACTTCGCCGCGCGCTTGCCAGCCACACGCTGACCGAACACAGGCGTTTGTGTCGTCTTCACCTGCCCCATCGTGGAGACGCCTGGGCCGCCACCGGGACTCTTCTTTGCTTTCCGTGCCATGTTGTGTGCTCCTCACCAAACTACGGTTGCGCGATAGTGTATGCAGACCGCTTGTCAAGTGTCAAGTTTCTGGCGCTCAGGACGTGGTGATCGTACTGCGGGCACCCCCCTCCTTAGACTGGAGGCGCGGTGGTTTTTGGAAGCTCTGCGGACGGCCCGGCCCCGCTTGTCCTGTAGGCGCGTTGCCCGGCGTCCCACCGGGGGCGATCTCGCCTCCCCCACCGCCCATGTCCCCCATACGGGCTTGGATCTGTTCCTGGAGATCGAGTTGGAGATCGGTTTCAATCCGCTTTTGGGCAATCCAGCGTTCCATTTCCGTGTTGGTTCCCTCGGGCGGTGGCCCGAAGTTCGGGATTTGGGCAATTTTGGCGAACGTCCACCACGAGATCGGGAACCCGACCTTCATCAGTTGGATGTAGAACAGCTTCGTCGACATCCGGTGGATTTCGTTGATGCCAGACTCGGTGACTTCGTACCGGAACTCGTCGAGCGATCGACGGAGCCGCGTGTTGCGCTGCTCGGGCGAGTCGCCGGCCACGCGCTTGGATCGATCCGCAGACGATTCTGTCGCGGCCCACTTGCCGGTCTGCGGATTGATCAGGCCCTGCAACGGAATCAACTGCTCAGGCATGTACAACACGTCCTGATCGACACCATCAGGACCGGTCACGGTCAGCATGCGCTGGCGGGTGTAGAACTGATAGTAGTACGCCTTTCGCCAGTCGCCGAGCTGCTGGAGCGGCTGTTCGAGTGCGCGGACGAGATCCTGAACGATCGGCCCGGCCATTTCCATCAGCTTTTCGAGTGTGTCGGCGCCGGGGATCTGCTGCGCCTTGGCGACTGCGACGAGATCCCGCACGCCCGTCATGTAGTCGATGCGATCTTCCTGCTGTTTGATCCAGTCCGGGATCCACGTCCCCACGTCGTAGAACCCTGGATCGACCGGGTACTTGACCAGCTCGCCCGCATTAAGATCGGCACCGGCACGCGCGCCCGCTTTGCGTGGATTGAACGACTGCGCCCACGACTGCGCCACGCGCGTATCGTCGTAGATCATCGGCGGGTCGAGCCGCGCCGCGGCGCTGTCTTCGACCGCCCGCATCAGGGCTTCGATGCCCTGCTGCATCGTGCGCGTCTCACCGACGAGCGAGGAGCCGAGAGCTTCCCAGGCCCAGTCATTGAACCGAACACGCGCGAGCGGCACATCACCGTGCCACGCAGTCGCTGTGCCGTCGTAGCAGACGCCCGTGCGCGAGAAAATTGTGTAGCGGCGGAGCGGGAACAGTCGACAGTTCTCCGCGGTTGCAGGGAGCGTGAAGGGATTGCCCGTCTGCGGATTGATCTTCTCCTGCGGGAGGGGATCGCCGAGCGCCGGCACCTTGTAGCTCCAGTTCGTCAGCGGTTTGTTCTCGGCCCACGGTCCCATCTGCACCGGGAACGGCGATTCGTTGATCGACCGGTCTAGCGTGTACATATGGAAGATATCGACGGTCGGAAACGATCCGGTGTTGTCCTTCTGCATGCGTCCGGCGACGCGGAGGGCCGGCGACAGGAACTGCTGGACCTTTTGCAATCCCTTCTGCAACCAGCCCGGCGCCTCCCGATCGGGCTTCAGCCCTTCGGCAAAGGCACGATTCGTTTCGGCATAGACCACTCGCGCGAGATTCAGTGGCAGTTCCTCACGGATGATCACCGCGTACGCGCGCTGGATGTTGTGATCCTTAGGGAGTTGGACGAAGGTGACATCCTGCGGCGAGAGGGCTTGGAGGCGGATGTCGCCCCGGTAGGGGGAGTGAAAGTGCTTGTCCCACGTCTGCCAGAAATAGGTCGTCCCCATACCGACCGCAAACTGGAGGCCGCGGCGCAGTTCCGCGTGCGCAAACGTCACGCGGTCCCAGTTGCGATCGAGGTTGGACAGCGTGTGCGCCTGATCGTAGAGCGACTGATCCCAGGTGACCTTGAACTCGCCCGCATGCCGGAAATTGGCGAGGGAGGCGACCAGCTCACGCGCGACACGCTTGCCTTTATTGTACCCCGTGTTGCTCATGCCTGCGACTTCCACGTCGCCAGCAGGAGCGGACAACATCTTTAGGTCAGCGTCCCAGCCGCGGGTTGGCCCTTGGGTTTTGAGCCATGCTTCGCCTTCGCCCTGGGCTTCGAGACACCACCCGAGCAGCCGATCGGACGGCGTGCCGTAGAGCGGGATTTCGTATTGGGTTGGGGGCATTCAGTCTCGCCTCCGGTGTCCTTGGGCGTCTCGGGACTCATCCCGATTGGAACGGTCGTAACTATACACTTCCGCGTGGAAGTTTGCGTCCTGTGCCCGTTCCCTTGGTTTGTGATCGTTCTGCCGCATGACCAACCGGGCAAAGTCCCGCCCCCGTTCGGACATGGACTGCATCTGCTGCCGCAGCTCGCCCCGTAAGTGCTTCTCGCGCTGTTCGCGGAACTGCTGCTGGTGCTCGACGCGCCGGGCGGCACGGGAGTACTCGTGGGCGTTCATCACTTTTTCAAAGCGGCGCACATCGGCGTGTCCACGCAGTTCGATGCGCTCGAAGCCCTCGCGCGCGTACCGCGCCGCCGACGCGCCATGGGCATCACCAGGGAAGCGGAAGGTGCCATCCGGTCCGCGGAACACGACGACCGGATCGGGCATGGCCCGCAGCGCAGGCGGCAAGTGGATCTGCACGGTAGGCTGCCCACAGGTCACACACGGTGGCGTCGCTGGCCACATCGCGAGCGGGCGATTGACTTCGTGGATGTGATCCTGCGTACACGTCACATCGATCAACATCAGCGAAATCCTTTCGGCATCCCTTGATTCACAATGGGATGGAGTCCACCCTCCTGCACCGCCTCGCGCAGTGAGCGTGCCTGATGCACGAGTCTACCGCCAAATGGCCGCGAGCTGCCTTGCGACGGCGGTTGCCATATTGGGTGGGGGATCGACGGATCCGGCGTCAGCCCCGGTGCGTACTCGACCTTCCGGCGCGAGTACTGCTGATTCGGGCGCTTGCCGACGTGGAGGCTGAACAGCGGAAAGCCGATCGCCATGACCCGATCGTCATTGGCGCCGTAGGCAGCCTTCTGCTTCTGTTGATCCGGATCGCGTTCGAGTGTGACTAGCTCCTGGACGAGATAGGGCGACGGCAAGTCAATCGACTCCTCGTCGACACACGTCAGCAGCATGTCCATCATCTGCGCCCGGAACCACTGATTCGTGTAGATGCCGATTTTGTTGGCGTTCATATCGGGGGTCGGCTTTTTGTTGTCGTAACGCTTCCACACGTGAAACCCCGACCACCCGCGCTTTTGTAATTCGTACTGGCAGGCTTCGCCGTTCCCGCGGCACTCGATACAGAGCTTGGTCTGCGTCCGGCGGCCGACTTTTGGATTGAAGACGGAGTACCACGTACCGACCGCCATGACGAGCGGCCAGAGCTGCATCGCTTTGATGTAGTCGTACGCGAACTCGGCGACTTGGCCCGGCGGTCGGGTCGGCGTCGACTCCCGCATGACTTCGATCGTCGAGTTGTCCTGACCGACCCCATCGGAGGTATCAACGCCGATGCCGTACGAATAGCCGTCTTCCGGGAACTCCCAGATCAGGAGCTTGAGGGCTTCATCAAACGACGGATAGCCCTCGAATTTCAGCGGCACGAGTTGGAACGTCGCGTCGAACCGCGGCAAGATCTCGCGCGTTTTGATGGTGATCGTCGGTTGCGTCTGATCCCAGTGTCGGCGGGCGACGATCAGTGACGGCGGGATCTCCGGCCCGATGATCGTGTAACACGCACGGGGTGGACGTGTGCGCTCCTGGTACGCCATCAGCACTTCCTGATCGACGACCGGAATGTTGGAGGATTGGAAGGCTTCAAAATCGTCCGCGCACAGCTCAGCGAGGAAGATGTTGAGCTGTTTCTTTTCCTTCGCGGTTTCGTACTCGATCTCGCGGAACCACATCTGCTCACGGGACATTTTCCAATCGCGGTTGCCCTTCGCGAGATGCTTAAACAGCAGCGGATTCGTCAGGACGTACGATCGCGCACGCTCGGCGTGATGGACGGAGCGATCGGTGGGTACCCAGTCCCGCGGGATCGGCCGCGCACGGAGATCGGCTTCTGAGGGGTACAGGTCAGTCCCGACGAACCACGGCAGGAAGACGGGGATCACCCGTGCGCGTCCCCGCTGATAGTCGCGCTTGTTCTGCTCCCAGGTTTTGTGCCACCAGTTGCCGACCCCGCCCCCAGTAGATTCGAGAATGCCGAACACGTCGGGCGTGTCGATGATCGCGCGCATCAGCGCCGCGTCGACCAGATCTTCCGCGTCCTGCCATTCACACAGCTCCGAGAGGTGGACGACGTTGGGGGTCGCGCCGCGGGCGACGCCGGTAAATTGGTTGCCAGCTTCGGCGGTGAGGGTGGAATGGAGATCCGCAAACTCGACCGGAATACCCCCTTTGATTTTCGTCACCTTGGGCAGCAACCACCACGGCTGCTCGTCGAGCGCGTACTTGATCATGCCGGCCATCTGGACGGTTTTGTCCGGATCGGCCGAGGCAACCACCGCGTTGGTGAACGGGTGGAACTGGTACCGGTGACACACCGCCAGCTCTGAGATCGTCGACACGCCGAGGCGCCGCGCTTTCAATTGCTGCATCCAGATCGCCAGCCCCTGCGCTTCACGCTCGGCCCAGAGATCCACGACGATTTCCTGCGCGACGTTCGGGATGAACTGCACGGGCCGCTTGGCCCAGTCGACGATCTTGGCGTAGCGCCGGACCCAATAGCCGCGGAAATCAAGTGCGCAGAGTTTCTGTTCGTTTTCGATGAAGCGGGCTTCGTCCTGGGCGAGCGGGCGCACGAGCGATCGCTGCTCGGGATCGTACAGATTTTTGAAATGGCTGATCGCGTGTTCGATCTGGCCTTGGGTGTGATATTTCAGCTCCCATCCCTGCTCGCGATTGACTGCTTCGACGATGCGCTGGGTGGTGAGGCGATCGTACATCGCTACGCGTCCCGATCGACGAGTACGGCGTCGGCGATGTCATCGGCGGTGAGCGGGGCAAGATCAGGATTCGCTTCGACGAGCTGCTGCTGCACCACCTGCCGCGGGCGTGACAGCGACGCCATATTGTCCGCGAACGACGGCACGGATGGATCAGCAGAAGCCGCCGCTGCTGCCTGCGCACTCGCACTGGCGTTTGCGTGTACGTGGACCGTCGCGCCCTTGGGGATCGGCAGAAACCCACGCGCCTGCAGCATGGCGTGCCGATCCTTCATGGCGATCTCGGCGTACTGGCCGGCGATGCGCTTGGCGGACTTGCCGGTCTGATGCACGATGGCCGGGTGGAGCGCGGCGGCAGCCAGATTGCCCACATCGGTGCCGAACTCCATGCCCGTCGAGACGACTTCGGCCATCAGCTCGGAGGGGCGCACGCCTGCAGCAGCACACACGTCGTCGTAGCTGACGATGTGTCGTTCACCTGGGAGAAGATCCGCGTACACCATCCAGAATTTGCAGCAGTTCGGCAACTGATTCAACATCCCCATCTGGAGAAATTCGATAAAGCGCGGCCGGCCGCCGTCGATGTACCGCGTGGCAATCGAGAGGGATTGCACACCTGGGATCGTCGGGAGATCGGTAGGAATGATCTTCTCCTGCCCCGCGGCATTGCCCCCTGAGATCCGCCGTACGGCATCTCGGAGTTTCAAACGGATCTCGTCCTGCTTGTTGAGATTGAAGGGGATCGGATCGGCCATGTGCCGGCCCCCGGCACGGCGATCTACGCCCCCGGTGTGCGCCAGGGTGCTTGCGCGGCCTCGACGCGTGCGTCCTGTTCGCGCAGGAACTGCCGAGAACTGTACGTCACGTCCCGTGCCGTTCGCAGGCGCTTCGGATTCTGCGGCTCCGACAGGGGGACTGACTGGAGCGGCGGCTGCGACGGCTGCGACGGCTCGTCCTGCGCTGGCAGTCCACTCGATTGATTCGACGACGAGCGCAGCGACGACACCAGCCGAGGCGTCTCCGGCGTCTGGGACGGCCCGTGGCCAATCCCGATCAGCAGCTCCCGAAACAGATCGTTCGTTTCCCGCACGACCGCCGTGTGCTCCTGCAGGATCGCATGCCACTGCATCAACAGCCACGGTAGTTGGACGAGGGCGCGCAGCCCGCGCCAGGGGGCGCACACGGACTGCCACAGGTGCTGGAGGGACTGGCGCAGGTGTCTCAGCATCGACCTTCAAGCCGCCGGGGGTTGAACGGTACCGTCGGAGCATGGATTGTTCTCTACAGACACAAAATAGCACGTCGAGCGATCGGGGTACTGCGCGCAGCCGGTGGCCGGGATGCAGCGGTGCTGCACGGCGTCCCAGCGGAGGGGACAGCGGCAGCCCGCATCACGCAGGCGCCGGATGGCGGCTGTATAGCCGTTACCGTCGTGTGCGGCGTCGAGCTGCACGCTTGTTCTTTCCTTTTCGCTCGGGGAGCGACTTGAAGTTGGCGGCTCGGGTTTTGCCGCGGGCCTCAGACTCGGCGATCTCGCCGCGTCCCGCCAAGGCGAATAATTTTCGCGACTGAGATTTACTTTTGACGGCTGTGTACGGTGGCATGTCGCTTACGCTCTCCGCGCGGCCATCCGCCGCCCGCCATTCCGCTTGGCCATTTTCTTCGGCCCGCGTGCCATCAGCGCATCACGCGTCCGCTCGATGTTCTCGCGGATATTTTGCAGGGGGGTCGCCGCAGGCAACCGCTCGTCACGTCCCGTATGCGCTTCCTGCGGCAGTCGAATGTCTTTCGTCCGCTTGCCGCGCATTCGCTCCATCAGCGACGGCTTCGATCCATTGGCCATGTGATCAGGCTCCTACATTCTACGCGCGTTGCGAGACGCCGCGTCGTCGTCTACGGGTCGTCCCAGTCCCGTTCACCGACTGCTGTGCGATCGCCTTCCCCACCCGCTGCAGGGCCGACAGTTGCTTCCGCTGGATCTTCACGACGCCCGCCATCCGCGTTTGATCCGTCCGCACTTCCTCCGCGCGGGTGATCGTCCGCAGATCCTCCTCCGCCCGGTAGTCCGCGTCCCGTTTCTTCGACTCCGCGCTGGTCATCGATGGTCCGCACATGGGCGATCTCCTCTGACGGGGGTGAGGATAGCAGATCAGGTGGGAGATATTCTAGTGTGTCCTCGATTGCTGGCACGGCCCTGCGAATCGGTGCGACGCGCGGCGTGCGTGCCGGGGGGAGGGGGGCTGCTGAGCGGGCGGATGGACGAGAGCGATAGGCCATACAGAACTCCAGACTTTACCACCCGGTCGCTACCATGTCACCTCGATCTTTGTCACGCCGTGCGAAAAGACGTATTTGATGACCAGATCGCGCAACGGTCGCTGGAGGATGAACTCCGGCAGCTCCCATCCCGGCTCGGGCGTGTTGAACGTCTGCCGCACCCGATTTCCCGCCAGAAACGTCAGGGCTTGTCGCCACACGGAATGCCCGATGTCGGCCGTCGTCAGCACGTAGTCATAGACAGCCGGATCGGTGCCTGCCCGTTTCGTAAACACGAAGTTCGTCAACGGCACCGCCGCGTGGATCGCTTGAAGATGCCGTGACAAAAAGATCGCCAGTTCGCTGTCGGCGGTGATCAGACTGGCGCTTTCGACTTCGACTTCTTTCTCGCCGTCTTTGGATTCGTAGATGAACATGATGTCTCCTACTGAGTAAAGATCGATCCACCAATGGTCCCGAGGACGGCTCCATTGGTGATCAACCGGAGTCGTTGGCCGGACCCTAACACAATCCCTGCTGTGAGGGCTGTCTGAAACGTCTGGGCAGCCACCACGAAGATCGGCACGGTTCTGATCGAGATCGTATTGGTGTCATCCCGAAGCTCTAGATCGACGCGCGCAGCGACCGATGACGCGATGAGCAGCGACACCTGCAACGTGGTGAAGCCCTCGTCGGCGGGTCCCGTGTCCGCAAGGACTGTTCCATCTAGGGCGCTCGCTTTGGGGCCTTCGGTCAACCAAGATTCGATAGCGGCCATTCTGTTCTCCTTACTGGATCGATCCGGTGATCGTAGCCCCGCGCAGTTGCGCCGTCGTCGCGGTTTGCCACAGAATGATCATCAACGTATCCGCGTCTGTGAAGGCCACGTTGTTGGGGGTGCTCAACTCCATCGCTGCGGCCAATCCAGTCGCATCGTGTAATGAATTGAAGCCCCAGATTTGAATGACGCCAGTGGGCGCGGCGGTATCGGACACGGCGGTCACGTCACGGACGCCGACATCACGCTGTGGCCCCGTCGTCGCGGCGAGCTGGAACTCAAAGCAGTTCCCGACCGGCGCCGACGCGGGAATCGTCAACGCCACCGTCGTCCGTCCAGCCGTGCCAACCTCGTTCGTATACGTCACGGTGACGTTCGTCGCCACCGCTGACAGGACCGTGGTCACGCAGGTGAACAGGCGCGAGAAGTGATTCGGGGCCGCGACCGACGTGCCGTCCGTGAACACGTTGGTGGACACGTTGAACGAGCCGAGCGACCGACCGGCCCCGATGAAGGTCCGCCCTCCTACAGTGGTCACGGTGGACGACAGGCTTGACGGCTTGAACGTGCTGCCGGCCGGGGGCACCCACGTGCGCTTCTGATACCACGTTAGTAAGGTTGGCGCTGCTACGGACTCATTAAAGGAGACCGTCACAGGTAAGAGGGATGGGGGCGAGGCACAGCCTCCGGTGCAGTTCACGTCCACCGACGTACCCGTGAGTGTCGCAAAGGTGCCGCGCGTCACGCCCTCCACGCGCATGACCTGGGCGCGGGCCGGAGTAATACGAGCCGCCGTGATATCATTCTCCGCGAGCGCCACGCCCACCGTATCGTCCACGATGAACCCGGATGGGGCGTTCACGCTGCTACTTTCCTGCACGAAGGTGGCTGCGCCATCCACGAAGGTGGCTGCGCCACCGCACCCGGCGGCACATTCCACCTGGAGCGAGCCGCCGCTCGTCGTCGTGACCTGTGCGGTGTCGGTGCCGTCGT